ATAATATTGAAATCGAAGAAGAAGGACCTGCCGATGGTCAAAGTGACAAGGCGCTCAAGGCATTCACTACTAACTTAAATGACGAAGTTACTAAGAAGAAAATTGATCCAGTTATTGGACGTATTGACGAATTAGAAAACATTGCACTAGCATTAGGTCGTCGTAGTAAAAACAACGTAATCCTTGTAGGAGATCCAGGTGTCGGTAAGACAGCCATAGCAGAAGGTCTAGCCTACAATATTGTTAATGGTGCTATTCCTGATTTCCTAAAAGAATATAAGGTATACAGTTTAGATATTAGTGCTATGCTTGCTGGCAGTAAATATCGTGGTGACTTTGAAGAACGTTTTAAACTAGTTATCAAAGCTCTACAAAAGAAAGGCAAGACTGTTTTGTTCATTGACGAGGCACATATGATCTCTGGCGCAGGATCTGCTAGCAACTCAGCTAACGACCTAGCTAACATGATGAAACCTGCTCTAAGCAAAGGCAACATTAAAGTTGTGGCCAGTACTACATGGGAAGAATATCGTAAACACTTTGAAAAGGATCGTGCGTTGATGCGTCGATTCCAACGCATTACTGTTGACGAGCCAACTATGGAAGTTACTAAGCAAATTCTTAAAGGTATTAAGAAATATTACGAAACATTCCACAATGTTAAAATCCGTGATGATGCTATTGATGCTGCTATTAAGTTGTCAATTAAGTATCAAACAGATAAGAAATTGCCGGATAAAGCAATTGATTTGATCGACGTTGCTTGCAGTCGTTTTAACTTGAAACTTGCAGATGAAAGAATCATCGGCGAGCGTGAAGTACAATACGAACTTGCTAAGATGATTCAAATGCCAGAAGAAAAGATTATGGAAACTGAATCTAGCAACCTTGCTACTCTACAGGATAACTTACAAGCAGAAGTTTTTGGACAAGATCTTGCAGTTACAGAAGTTGTGGACAAGATCATGGTTGCTCAAGCAGGTCTTAAATCTGAGAATAAGCCTATTGGATCGTTTGTATTCATGGGGCCAACTGGTTGCGGTAAGACTGAAACAGCTAAGTCACTGGCCAAGCACTTGGGTGTTAAGTTGCTACGTTTTGATATGAGTGAATATCAAGAGAAGCATAGTATCAGTAAGTTGATTGGTAGCCCTCCAGGTTACGTTGGCTTTGAAGAAAACGCAGGTTTGTTGATTACACAGATTCAAGAGAATCCAAATGCTGTATTATTGTTTGACGAAGTTGAAAAATCGCATCCAGATGTAACAACTGTCTTGTTGCAAATGATGGACAATGGTTTTATTACTGGTTCAAATGGTAAACGTGCAGATTGTCGTAACTTAATTCTTATTCTTACTACAAATGCTGGTGCTCAAGATGCTGAAAAGAACACTATTGGCTTTGGCACACAAGAAAAAGAATACAGTGATAAAGATTTGAAGAAGTTCTTTACTCCAGAGTTCCGTAATCGTTTAGATGGCATTATGACGTTTAACAAGCTGAACAAAGAATCTATGGTTAAAGTTGTTAATAAATTTATCGATGAACTCAAAGCACAAGTTAAAGACAAAGGTGTTAAGATTAAAATCAATAAAGAAGCAACTGAATGGTTAATTACCAAAGGATTTGATCCTAAAATGGGTGCTCGACCATTACAGCGTGTTATCGATAAAGAAATCAAACGCAATCTTGCTAAGATGATGTTGTTCGGTGCATTGAAGAATGGCGGTGGCGCAAGTATTACATTAGAGGGTGATCAACTAGTAATAGTAGCAACTCCTAAAGAAGTTAAAATTCCGCTGTTGGCAATAGATCCACCAAATACTGGCATTGAAATTGTAGAAGAAAATGCTGTACAAGACAACTAGACGTCTCTTTAAAGGCATATACCAGTACAAAATAGTGCTGGTATGTGCCGGTTCGCATTGGTTTCGCTCAGGTAATATAAGCGAAGCGTTTGCAGAATTACAAAAAATAGATCTACAGTCAAATCAAAAAAATATACCGTATCGCAATACGTTTATTAAAACACGAGAAGATTTAGACTATGCTTTTAGTCTAGCAACTGTGTTAAATCAAATGAAAGATTTTGAATTACGTGTTGAGTCTCCATGGATTTCAATCTATACCAATGCTAAAAAAGATATAACTAAACTCTCTAAGCTAGATGAAACTAAAGTAAAGTATATTTCTGAGCCAGCTAACACAAATCTTAGTGCAGATACTATAATCATGCCTAAAATGAACTTTGATTATCGTATTACACTGGGCAAAACTAACCAGCCTAACCCAGCATTTATAGACTGGGCAAACTCTAGTAAAAAATGCAAACTAACTAAAAGCTGTATTAGAGATCTAGGAAAACCTCGTAGTTGGGGTGGGACACATTTCTACATTACAGGCGATAACAATCTTCTATTAGCTAAAATGCACTTAGGTGGTTCCATAGCAAAGATAGAGCGTATAGTTAAAAACTAAAGCCTGTCAAAAGCGATAAATACTCTAACCGCAGAGTTATCTGCTGATATTACGTTACGGGCTTAAAAATGCGCATACAAGACTTATTAGAAGGGCATCATTTTAAAGATAGCGATTTTGTTGTCAATAAAGGTGAAAAACGCGAGATCAATTTCGATCTAGCTGAAGATCTGATGCATTTCATGCACAACGATGACGATGTGTACCGCCGTCATTTGTATCCAAGCCTATCATTTTGTATTGATAGAGCTAAATCCAAACAACCTACAAAGAAAAGTATATTTGCACCAGCTGTTGAAAGCAGTTACAAATTATACGTTAAAAAATTTCCTATACGCGAACTACCAGACGAATTAGACAAAGAATTATGTAATGAAATCTGTGAAAAACTTCACGAGGAATTTAAAGAACATTTAAGCGACGGCAAGTACAAGGACTAACAATGTTATTAAGAGAATTATTCGTTAGTCTTCATAATAAAAAAATCATCAACGAAGGTGGTAACATTTGGCCCGACACGGAACATTTTGACCAAACTATTGCGGCTGATCTAGCACACGAAACTGACAAATACCTAAATAGCCTTAGCCTTAAAGTATATCTTATCGGAAGTGCGGCAACTCCAACTCCTGGAAAAATGAGTGGTGATTTAGATGTTATGACAGACATGAGTCATTTAATGAATCATTTTAAAATCAAAGACCCTAAAACAGCACGTATCGAATTAGAAAAGTATCTGCAAGGACAAGGTTTAATGACTAAACGTACAGGTGTTACTGTACATATTCGTTTGCCATTCCAAGGAAAATTTTATCAAGTAGATATTAAAGCAGTTGTAAACGCAGAGAAAGTACACAAATTCCATGTACACAATATTCCAGCAGGAAGTCCTTACAAAGGTGTACACAAACAAATGATGATGAATGCGCTAGCAAGTAGTCAAGGAATGTTGTGGTCGCCAGATGAAGCGTTATATGCTAGAGATGCTGAAGGTAAGAAATCAAATATGATTAGTGATGACTTAGATGTTATTGCTAAAAAATTGTTAGGACCGCATGCCAAGGAATCAGATTTAGGCAGTGTTGAAAGTATTTTAAATGCTATTCCAGATCCAGCACGTAAGAAGGAAATATTTGACAAAGCAAGTAGTGGTGCAAGTTGGCAAGCTGTTACTCCAACTACAATAAACGAAGCCGCTGCTCCAACTGTTGGCCGTAAATATCAACATATCGAAGATTTAGTATTCACGAATGGTAGTACAGGCGGATTGCATGCCGTTGAACGACTACGTCATATGACCAGTAAGGGTGGCAGCATAGAATTAAAATGGGATGGTAGTCCAGTTATCTATTGGGGTCGTGATGAACACGGTAAGTTCCATATGTTTCCAAAAAATGCATGGGACTATATGAAGCGTGGTACTACTCATACTAAGAGTGGTGTAACTACCATGATGAACGACCCAGATGATGTTGCTATGTTTATTTTAGGAACTGGAACCTTACAGCCTGGGCAAGAAGAACAGCGCAAAGCATTTGCAAGAGGATTGTCAGACCTTTGGCCATACTTTGAACAGATTAGTCCTAAGACAGGGTATATCGAAGGTGGGATATTGTTTAGTCCATTAAAGCCGGCGGTGTTAAATCCTAGCACACACGAATACGACTTTACTCCTAACATAACAAGTTTCCATATTCCTGCAACTAGCGAATTAGGTAAAAAAATTGCTAAGGCAAAAATAATGGTTGCTGCCACTGGATACTATACTCATATCGGAGCAGATGAAACACGTTATCCTAATGCTGAAAAATTATCAACATCAGATATAATTGTGCAAGGTACAACTTATGTAGAAAATGCTCCTCAAGTAGATTCTACTGGTTTAGATCACGCAGAAGATTATATTAAACAGAATAAATCAGCTATCGATAGTTTCTTAGCAGGACAACCTGGACTAAGTAAACCTGGAGATGTATTATATACATTCTTTAATCAAAATTTACGAGTTGCAGGTGTCAAACAACATTTTGCACAATGGGCTCAATCTAAATTAAGTAACGCACAAGCACAAAAAGTTTTAAGCCATCCTGGACTCGATGCTGTGTTGACCGCTGTTGAATTATTAACACATGAAAAAATGAAAGTAATTTCAGCACTAAGTAGTGGAACACACGGTGGAATCCGACAAACAAAGCCCGAAGGTTATGTACAAGCTCACCCTGGTGGTAAGTTTAAAAACGACATACCCGGACAGTTTGTTAAAACAATCGACCAAGCCAACTGGGCTCCAAGGAAAGACTAATGCGTTTAAGACAACTTTTTGAAAACTTAGATCGCACCGGCGAAGGAAAAGCTGCTGTAGTTGGTTGGGGTCGCGGCATGGGTCATAAAGGACACATGTTCTTAGCTGACGCTGTTATTACACAAGCTGAAGAAACTGGCGCTGATCCTTATTTTGTTGTTAGTCGTACTATAGGTAAAGACGATCCAATTACTCCAGAAGAAAAATTGCACATCTATAAAAAAGTATTTCCTAAACATGGACATATTTTTCATACCGCTACAGAAGAAATGCCAGATTTAACTCGTGTACTAACACAGTTAAACAAACATGGTTATACAGATGTTACGGTAGTTGTTGGTGCAGATCAAAAAAATGCTTTAAGTTATGTAACACAGTATAACGGTAAACCAGATAAAGCAGGTAATGTACCATTTAATTTTAATAGTTTAAATGTTATTAGTCGTCAAGAGACTAATAGTAAGTATTCCCAAGAAGAAGGACCACGTGCTACACCAATGCGCGATATACTTAAAGATCCTAATGCCAGTGACGATGAAAAATTCCAAGCATGGCGTGACGCTATGAGTCCAGAACTAAGCGATGATGAAGTTCGCGACATGATGACAAAAGCTGGACAACGCATGGCAGATCCTACCTTTGGTAAAAAGCCTAAAGTAGCAAAGAAAGAAAAGGCTGTAGCGGAAAACGTTACTTCGATTAAATATGCTAATAAGGTAATTAGAGAAATGAGAGCACAAGAATTTGTCCGTCGTCAATTAAATGAAAAAGCAACTATAACAGCAGCTACACCAGATGC